CGCACAGTGGATCCTACGCTTTCCTTGAACATGGAGGAACACGTTAACGAATTGCACGACCTTGTCAGGAAATGGGTGTCTGATGATGAAAACTTTGCGGAGCAGAAAGCAATTTTTCTGTCCCAGACAAAATTGAGGGCTATAACAATTGAAGGACTAAAATTGTTGTCCACAATTGTAGAGGTTGACTCATGTCAAAAGAACTCATGCATTCATAATAGAGAGAAAACATTGAACTCAATACTCAGAGACAACAAAATAGTTTGTCCGACATTACCAGAAATTGTTCCAGATGGTTATAGGTTGATTGGAGATGTACTTATACTACTAGAGGTGTTTGTGCGCTCTAACCAGGAGTCTTTTGAAAAGAAGTATGAACAAGACTACACAAAACTTATGCAAGTAAAGAAAGACTTACAGTCACATGGCATCACACTTGTTCCTATGATTGATGGTAGGTCATCCTATTATGTTGAGTTCATGCCAGACTGGGTGGTAGAAAAAATTAGATGGCATCTAATAAAATTAATGGATTTGCTAAAAGAAGATGGTGAATCGGTTGAAGAGCTAGAATATGAGAGGCTTGTATCTAGTCTTTCTGCCTTGGAAAATCAAAGTCTCGGACTTGAATCCCTATTATCAATTAAGGAAAGGGGAATTGAGTATATAGACAGACTCACCAAAATAATGTATGGGAATTTGAATAATAATATGTCAGTTGATGAGTGCAAAGGGGAAATATTGAGGATCTATCAGAATTTTAGACAACTTTTTGATCAGGGTCAATTCAAACCAAAATATAGGAAAACGGATAGAGAGTTCATACTAAAGACATTAAGAGAACATGGTTTGATCAAATGTGCAATCATGAGTGAAGAAGACTCTTGCAAAAACTGCATGATTCACATGTTCAAAGTTTTGACAATAATCAAGCAATCTTTTGTGAGCAACAAGAACATAGAAAGCAGCTTCATATTAAAAGAATACAACCAATTGTTGTCAGTTTGCAATAAGGTTAAGAGTTTGAAGGTACTGAACACAAGAAGGGGGACTTTGATGGTTTTAGATTTAATAATGTTAAATAAACTCTTAAGTTTGATTAAGATTTATGGAATCAAAGCTGCACTGACTATCCTGAGAATGCAATGTATCCCCGCTGTCAATGATAGACTGTTGTCAATTGACTTTCTGATTAGCATATATGAGAGGAAAATGATTAAAAGTCCCAAATGGCTGGAAAAGGTTCATGGGAAACTGAAGAGAGTAGTTCAGGACTGTATGTTTAAAGCATTGGAAGATTATTTGGTTGAGATTGATTTTGACACATGGTTTAGTATAAAGGATGAACTTTTAATGACCCAGCAATTCAAACCAAGCATCTGTTATAGAAGTAGTAAGGGTTGTGTGTGTAATGCAGAAACTCTTAAGAACTTAAGCATGATGACTGAAGAAGACTTCTTGTCATACTTGAAGATTTTATCAAGTCTTAGCTTATCATTAGTGAACTCTATGAAGACCTCAAGTGCACCTAAATCAAAAATAAATCAAGCCAATGATTTTTATGGAATTGTCCACTGTGAAGAAGTTTACTTTCAGGGATTTGGCGATAACAATGCTTGCACACTTTTATATCAGAAAACTGGAGAAAAATCAAGATGTTACAGTGTAGCATTTTCTGACAATGAGCAACAGATTGATTATGGCAGCAAGATTTCATTTTATGCTGACCCAAAGAGGTTCTTTTTACCAATCATGTCCCAAGATGTTCTAAATAGGATGTGCAATGAGATGTTGTCATGGCTTGACTTTTTGAGTGATGACAATATCAAGGTTGTTGCAGACCTCCTCAGAAAATTGATTTTGTGTGTCTTATGCACTCCATCAAAAAGGGTCCAAGTATACCTCCAAGGCTTTAGATATCTTATAATGGCTTATGTAAATGAGATTCATTGTAATGACCTCTTTGCAAAGTTGGAAGTGGATGCATTGACGGCTTCAGAGAGGCAAGTGATGATTTGGATGGACGACTTAACCAGGATTGTCTTAGAGATGTCTAAGGAAGCTGATATGGCAAAGTCATTCAAATTCATTTTGAATTTGTCTTACCTATGTCATCTAATTACAAAAGAAACCCCTGATAGGCTCACAGACCAAATCAAGTGTTTTGAGAAGTTTCTGGAGCCCAAGCTTAAATTTGGCAGCTTGATGGTTAACCCTGACTCTACACCAGAGTTGACAAGTGAGCAAGAGGACCAAGTTTGTGAGGGTTTACATAGACTACTTAATAAAAAGATTTTCTCAAAATGTGAGAACATACCGGGTGTTTCAAAAGAACTAGTATCATTGTGCTCCTCTCTCTTTAATAGTTCAAATCTTGAGGTGAAGCCCCTACTGAACCATGATCCATTAACCCCATCTTTCACTAGCACTGCATTAGATTTGTCCAGCAACAAAAGTGTAGTTGTGCCAAAGTTGAATGAGATTGGTGAAACCCTTACTGAATATGACTTTGGGAAAATTGTCTCAAGTGTTGTGGTGGACTTGACAGAGCATTTTAAGACTAAAGGAAAATATAAATTAGATCCTAGAGACCTTAGATTTAGAATTTTTAAGAAGTTGAGCTCACTGGTAGAGGTGAACCCAACAAAGAAAAGCAATAGAAAGAGCGAGTCTGGTGAGGTTGTGGCCCCTGATGAATCTTTTATGGACGAGCTCACAGAAGAACAGCAGTTGATGTTGAGTGAGATTGAGGTAAAAGTCTCAAAGACATTTGAGGGGATGTCCAAGGATGAGCTGAATAGAAAGCAAAGTAAAGAAAAGGGAGCTGAAGCACATTTGAAGAGGCTTTGGAGCAAGGAAGTGAGAGACAAGATTTCATCAGAAACTTCACTTCATGAGGTGAAGGATTTTGATGTTCAGTTGTTCCCTTTTGATACTTATGAGGAACTAGTTACAATTGTCTTCAATGATAAGTCTGCCCATGACTTCTACTTTCTAGAGAAGTACTTAAACCCTTGTCCGCTAGACATGTTAATGAAAAACCTTACACTTAAGGCTTTTAATGAAGGTGACTTTTTTGAATGTTTTAAGTACATTCTAATTGCAAGTGAATTTGACAACAAAATCGGGAGATATGATCATAAAATAAGAACCAGATTAGGGCTCAAAGATCCTGCTTTGAAGATTAGAGAAGAAGCCCGCATTAGTACAAGGGAAAGTAACTCAGAATCCATAGCCAAAAGGTTGGATAAAAGTTTCTTTACAAATTCATCCCTAAGGAATCTTTGCTTCTACTCTGATGAATCACCTACAACGAGGACTGGGGTGGCAACTGATGTTGGAAAACTTAAATTTGGGTTGTCTTATAAAGAGCAAGTGGGGGGAAACAGGGAGTTGTATGTGGGTGACTTAAACACCAAGTTGATCACCAGATTAGTAGAGGATTATGCAGAATCAATATGCTCGAACATGAAATACACATGTCTGAATAGTGAATCTGAGTTTGAGAGGGCGCTCCTTGATATGAAATCTGTTGTCAGGCAGGGTGGATTCGCGGTGAGCATGGATCATTCAAAATGGGGGCCTCACATGAGTCCTGCCATTTTTGCACAACTTTTGAGGTGTTTGAAATTTCGATTGAAAGATGGCTCAGAGATAGATAAGAAAGCAGTACTAAACATATTATATTGGCATCTTCATAAAATTGTGGAAGTTCCTTTCAATGTTGTACAGGCTTTTATGAGTGGATTTGTTAAGAGAGGATTGGGACTCATGGATAGAGGTGGAGCAACACTATCAGAGGAATTTATGTTTGGGTTTTTTGAAAAGGGAGTTGTACCTTCACACCTTTCATCTGTGGTTGATATGGGACAAGGAATACTACACAATATGTCTGACTTATACGGTCTTATCACAGAGCAATTCATAAACTATGTACTAGATTTCTGCTATAATGTCTCAATGACATCATATACCTCTAGTGATGATGAGATCATGTTATCAACCTCGTCAGCCTTGAATCATGAAGATGGTTCTTTGAATGTTGATGTGGCATTGGAAATCTTGGAATTCCATAATTTTCTTTCAGATAAGTTGAATAAATTCGTCAGTCCTAAAACAGTAGCTGGTACTTTTGCCAGTGAATTCAAGTCAAGGTTCTTTATTTGGTCACAGGAAGTTCCCTTACTAACAAAATTTGTTGCCGCTGCTCTTCATAACATAAAAGCCAAAGCACCAAACCAGCTGGCTGAGACAGTGGATACAATTTTGGATCAATGTGTGGCGAATGGGGTGTCAATAGAAATTGTTGGTGCAATATCCAAGCGCACAAATTCTCTAGTCTGTTATTCTGGGCACCCATTGAATCCATTCTTGTGTCTAGAGGAGAGTGATGTGAGAGACTGGGTTGATGGTTCAAGAGGTTATAGATTACAAAGGTCAATCGAAAATATCTTCCCTGATGACTTGTGTCCTAATCTTATTAGGGATGCCTGTAGAAAGGTGTTTCATAGAATTCAGTCTGGGAAGATTGAAGAAGAATTCCTTGTTGCATCCATACAAGGTTCCCCTGATGAATGTTTAAATTCAATGTTAACAATAGCAGATGTTGATGAGGACATTAAAAAAGACCTTGCTGGTTACCGGTGGCTCAACCTCAGGGCATATGGTGATCTTAGACTGGTCTTGAGGACAAAATTGATGTCATCGACCAGAACCCTGCAAAGGGAGGAGATACCAAGCCTCGTGAGATCAGTTCAATCAAAATTATCAAAGAACTTTGTAAGAGGAGCCAAAAGAATACTGACAGATGCCATCAATAAGTCGGCATTTCAAAGTTGCATATCGTCTGGGTTTATTGGCGTTTGCAAAAGTATGGGGTCAAAGTGTGTGAGAGATAATACTGGAGGATTTGTATATATTAAAGAAATTACAAAGCATGTAATGCCGCACACAACCTCTTATTGCCCATACTGCAAACCCTCAAAAAACATTTACTGTGAGGATGCACTGCGAAGTGTTTCAGAGTATTCAAGACCTATCTTCTGGGATTATTTTTCATTAGTCTTGTCCAATGCTTGTGAGTTAGGGAATTGGGTATTCGGTGCACCAATTTTACCAAAGACAGTCTTCCATCTGGACAATCCAAACCACTTCTGGCCGATAAAACCCTCCAGTCAGACAGAGTTGGAAGATAAAGTCGGAATGAATCATGTCCTATATTCGATCAGAAGAAACTATCCTAGTATCTTTGATGAGCACATCAGTCCTTATATGTCTGATTTAAACATGTTAAGATTGAGTTGGGTTCAAAAGATAAAGTTTTTGGATTTGTGTGTGGCATTAGATATGTCTTCAGAATGTTTGGGTATTATATCTCATATCATGAGGAGGAAGAGAGAGGAGCTTTATATTGTCAAGCAGCAAGAGCTATCCATGTCCCATACAAGGGAAAGTACAAACTTAGAGAGTGGTTTAAGTCTTGAACCTCAAGAAGTGTGTAAGAACTTCCTCTTACAAGTGTTGTTTGATTCCATGGTAAATCCAGTTCTTCTTACCACTAGTCAGTTTAGAAAGTACTTCTGGTATGGAGAAGTTTTACAGCTCCCGAATGATGCTTCTCATCATCTTGCTCAGTTTACACAATTTATTCTTGACTGTAAGCAGTTGAATTCAAGCAGGGCTATGACATTAGATGACTTGGATGTAGGTTACGTGACCAGTAGAGTTAAGAGGACAACTACTTTTGTCGCATTGTCTACTTTCATCACATCATTAGATTGGGAAAACAGGCATGAGTATAAATCATTCCAAGAGCTAATTCTATCGTCACCATGCGATGTTTTTAAGTTTGAGTTCAGCATGACTTTTAGTCATATTAGATCCAGTCACAAGTTCAGATATGAGAGGTGCACTAGTTACATTCTCAAGGTACATGTAGTGTTCGATAAACGAGTACTGAACTCAAATATGCTTGAGGACCAGTCACTTCTGATTACACCACACTCTGTTGAATACTTTGTTTCACAATCAGGTGGCAACCACATTAGCCTGGATGGTGTGGGTCTCTTACCTCTAGATCCACTTATCAGTGGAAAAGAGGTTTTAAATATAGATGATGTTCTCAGACATGAAGATGTAAATTTCTCTGCTGAAAGTCCACTGTTCTCGAAGATGAGGTTTGATTTCAAACCTTTCTTGAAGGAATTAAAGAACAAATTCTCTTACAAATTAATTGGACCAGATATCATCATGGAACCTCTAGTTCTAGATAAAGGTCAAATCAAAGAAGGGTCACGAATTGTTTCTCAATTGAAATTGAGATTGGACTTTAAAGCAGTTTTCGTGGCCTTGGGATGTCTGGAGGAAGAGTCAAGGTCAACATTTATATCAAATCTGTTTATGTATATAGGATCACTTAGAGGAGAAGAGCATCGTATATCCATGACTGAATCCAACCTAGTTCAATTAATAGACAACTATCCTCAAGTGTTTGACTCGATGTTGGATGCCACAAATGACTGGTTGAATTGTGGATCATTTTCATTGTGCAAAAGCAAATCACTTGGTTGTGTCATGATTGCAGATGAGAGGGGCCCCTTTAAACTAAAAGGAGTGAACTGCAGAAGATTGCTCCCGGACTCCCAAGCTGTCGAGATTGACTAGTTTCATACGGGCCCCCGGGCCCGGGGGGCCCCGGGCGCACCCCCTTTGGGGGGTGCGCCGGGGCCCGGTGGGCAGTTAGGGTTCGTATGGTGGAGCAGATGGGCTCTCCTCAAATCTGATTTTTGTTGGCAGAGGCTTGCCGCAGATTCCACAGAATTGAGACTGAGACCTGAGTCTAGTCAAGCAATTCAGGCACAGATAGTGATCTGAGCAGGCTATGAGACCTCTGTTTGCAAACCAGCAAGACTTACAGTTGAAGCGTCCATATAAACCCTGTGGGAGATTGAGTGTCATGGGGACTCTCCCTTCCAGATCTTTGTCTCCGTGTCTCTCTCTCACCTCTTTGCTGTAGCGTAGACCCATGTTTTCAGTGTTATCCTGAACAGGGGTAAGCGTGATCCAAAAAAGCCTAGGATCCACTGTGCG